ACCCTTCTTTTGAATCCGCAACCGAAATAGTAGTCTGAGAATCAAACAACTGATCCGGGACTTCAGGCAATTGATCGACATATTTATGCTCCACAGAAAAGCCTACACCTGTACCACAGAGTAGGATATACATAGCCTCGTCAAAGGCTTTGGGGTCATCGATAGGCAAGTAGCTGCAATTGTAGCCAGCGGTATTGTCCCGATCAAGGGCCTTGCCTGCGGTCATTATAGCCCTCATAGAAGGCATTACTTCAAGGTTCTGTACTGCATTGGTCAGTTCTGTGCGTAAAGCCTCTGTAGGCTTATAGTTGTACTTATCTTCTAAGTGTTCAAACATAAAAGTAAAGTATCGAGACACAGTCTCATTCCAGTGCTCACGCCGGTTCTTGTCATTCAAGTAACGGCTGTACCGGCTTTTGGCAATAAAGGTGCTATAGGGTGTCATCTAAGTCTATCTCCAATTCATCAAATTTATCTTCTATCTTATCCGCAAACTTCTCTATCAACTCTTCTGAAGAAATATCTAGCACTTCCAAGATTGTAATTTCGTCTAACTTCTTCATTCGTTCCATTATATCTCTAATTGTCAACGACATAATCTTTTCAGTGCTTCATCAAGCCCTGCCTCCCAGTTAGTATAAGGTTCATAACGTATAAGTTCCATTGAGTCGTACCAGTTAGTCTTGTCTTTATCAGCAGGGAGATAAAACCACCCCGTTTTTGACGTAGAGCCAACTAAGTTCAATGTCCTTACCCCAAGTGCTCCTGCTAAGTGTGCTACACCAGTGTCAACAGTAACGACTGCCTTCAATGACTGTATCTTCTTAGCCGTTTCAAGCCAACTTCTACCATCCAAGTTCTCTGGCATAAAATCGGGCTGAATCTGTAATGATACCACTTTGTGCTTCTTTGTCAACTGATTATAGAACTTTTCTGCTAAGTTTCTAGGAATAACTTTGGCACTAGCATTCCAGGAGTCGTTATCGCTGTACCAGCAAAACCCTATCTGGCTAGTCTTCCTGATACCTTTAAACTTGAAGTAGCCATCGCTCTTGTACACAGGATCGCCGTCATTCATAGGGAACTTGTTGTACTGCATCAGCAGTGCCGGTATCGACATCACCTTGACACGCATTGCAGGCACAGCACAGTTCTCATCAGTCAGGACACCATCCACGCCATCCAGAGATGCTATCAGGTTCATCAATGGCTTTTGCATATAGACACTAACAGATTTGACTGGCAACTCCTTCAGTAGCGGTATGAAGCGAGAGAACATGATTGTGTCACCAACGCCTTGCTCGTTAGTGACTATCAGGTGTCGGTCTCTGACATCATACCCTGGTTCCCAGATGATAGACCTAGACAGCGGTGTCTTCATACCAAGGGAGAACTTAACCTTGCGAATCTCACGGCACTCATACAGGTTAAAGCCCTTACTCCACTCAGCCTCCTTCAGTAAGCCATAGGCCCTATCAAGATCACGCTGACTCATTTGTAGTACACAGCCTTTATCTTGTCGTAGTTCTCAATAGCAAACTCAAGATAATGCTTGGCCTTCTCAAGGTCTTCGATGCCGTTCTTCTTAGCATGACGCTGCACATACTTAATCACATTACACAGCCAAGGGTCCATCTCCCAATCAAGGAAGACATCCCAAGGCTGGATCTGTGTCTTGTAGTGATTGCCACCAATCTGCCTAGCCTTGATGTAGTCCGCTAGTGTTTCAAGCTGCTGTGACATGAGCGTGTTCCTTTATGGCTTTGGTTGACTTTGACCAAGTGCCACAATGGGTACACTGGTATCGCTGGAAGGTTCCTGTGGTCGTATAAGTAAAACCTCTCTTTTGGAGTTTGGCGCTTCCGCAGGTGGGGCATCCAGTGGAATCATACAGATTACGATTAGGATGGTTTCTACCAAGCCAAGGGAGCAGACGCTCATAGACTTTCTCCAATAGAATAACGTCTTGTTTGTTATACTTCTCCATCACTTTCCATGCATCAGGGTCTTTGTTCATGCACTTGACCCAGAGTTGATAGCCCTCATGTGCTGCCTTCTTACCAAGGTCTAGCCTCTGTGCAATGTGGTCTAGCTTATTGCTTGCAAAACGAAACTCTTTGCGAACTACCTTTAGCAAGTCAATCTGCTTATACGGAGCAGGCGGTGCCAGATGATGCAGTAGGAACTCTTTGTTGAGCACAGGAATGTCAAAGCGAGTACCGTTGTAATGACAGACTGCATCAGCCTCTGAGATCAGGTCATGGATCTTACGGAGCATGAACTTAGGCTTACTGTCTTGCACAGAAGAGAACATCACCTCTTTGGAACCATACCACTTCGCAGCCCAACACAGAACATAAGACGACTCTAACAGATGGTCTGGACTGATGTATTGGTCACGAAGGCCCCAGATGTGTGCAGTATTGGGGCTTGTTTCGATGTCAAGCATCAGCAGTTTCATAGAGCATCCTTGTCTAGATTGTCCAATGCCTCGGCATAGTCTTCTAAGAGTTCATCAGTATTAACTTTTCTGTTGAAGAAGTCTTGGAAGAGGCACTCATGTCGTAGGCCTTCGATGATTACACGCTTACGGACACCCTCAAAGCCTGTGTGCTCCAGAAACTTGCAGAACTGCCACAGAATGGTTTCCCATGTCTGGTCATCAGCGAACTCATGGTAGGACTCTATCGTTGTCTTTGACGGGAAAGGGCTGTTACCCTCGTCCTCAAAGTCACCACCTTCATAGATAAATCGAAAACTACTCATTGCTTGCTCTCCTTAATAGTTCAAAAAAGTAAACACAATCTACCACAACCAAGGGCTTATCTCTGTTTTGCTTGACGACGACAACTGGCTCGTATCCTCCTGCATTTGCTTTTGCTTGTTCATAGAATCCGTAAACAGAGATACTTGCTCTGGACTTGCATTCCAGACTAATTGGCAACTGCCGTCTGGCTGCTGGACTGAGTAGCAGATCCTCCCCCGTTGCGCCCATACTAACTGAACGGACATCATCTTGCTCTAGGTTGAACTTTGCTAGGATTAGGTCCCTTACGGCTTGTTGCAGGACTCGCCCTTTTGCTTTCGCTGACGATGGCTTCAAAACTGATTTCCTTTCTGTTTTTAACCCAAGCCTTTGGTATGTGCATCCTCGCATTACTGCTTTCCATGCTGACTGTGCAGGCAATACAGATGGCTTCTTCTGTTTCGCCAACAAGCCAACCGATGCTTTTACACGCATGGATTTCTGGTTTGACATTCTCTTGCCATTCGACATCAGCTACGGCATCCACCCATTCGATATAGATTATCGGGGCTTTCTCCAGAGTTGATTTGGCTTTCTTCGTATCCATAGTAACTGCGCCTGTTCGCATAAGTATTCCTCGTTGTTGTCATAAGCCTTCAGTACAGCCTCATAAAGTTGGTCTTCAGTCTTACAGCCTTTGAGTATCTTCTCAGCCTTCTTAGGGCCTATTCCATGCAATCCTGGTATATTGTCAACACGGTCCCCAGTGAGGACTTGTGTGTAGAAATTATACAGGGTGTCATCTTCATCAACCCAAAACTTCTCATTCTTACGCATATTGTAATGCCAGCCACGAATCATGTTCAGATCCTTGTCTGTCGTGCAAATGATATAGTCTTCAGGTTCCATAGAATAGGCAGCAATACCAAGGGCATCATCTGCTTCCTGATATTGCTCCACAGAGAACTTCCAAGCCGTAGTCAGATAATCCCTCAGCAAGGTTAAATGCTTTGGCTTGTCCTGTGTCCTAGTACCTTTGTAGGGCTTGGTCTTAGCAATGCTGATACGGAAGTTCTCATAGCCGGTGAGAAAGCCTTCGGCATCAGAACAGTCAGCGTGTACAAAGACCAAGTCTTCCAAATACTCTGAACACTTTGATAGTGCGGTCTTCTCATCGTAGTCTTCACAGCCTGCAGCGACTGTGTAGGCTACGATGTCTCCGTCTATCAGAGCGATCATTACAGGGCTTCTTCGGTTACTGGAGTGTCTTCAGCATCATAGGCGACTAGGTTATCAATAGTCATCTTGATGAGCGAAGCAGACAAGCCTTTCTTGTTCTTGAAAGACCAGTCATAGGTGCCTACAATTGCGGTGCCTGTAGAGCCGTTGCCGATAGCAACATCGATCAGGCTTGCACCAGTCTTATCAAAAATCTTGTCCATCTGACGCACAGACTTGCAAGTAATGTAGAAGCCTTTCTCTGGCTTGTCTTCACGCTTGCGTACTTCCAGGCCAATGCCCTCAAGAGCCTTGACTGCGTTCTCGCTGAGATTAGTCAACTCTAACTGATACTTGTTAGACATCTCGTTGAGTTTATTATGGTTACACCACATAACGGTGGCTTTGACTGTAACCGGCTTTGCATCACTCATATAATTCTCCTTTAGGTTAGTGAGTAATTTGGTTAGACTTCGGTTCTGCTGCTTCAGAAATCATTATACAGGCAGTTTCTAGTATGTCAAGCATTTCTTCATATTTATTTGTTAAATCTTTGCTATAGGCCACATGGATGGCCCCGTCGATGACGGCTATCATCATCGCTGACTCTGGCTCTCCAACGTCCTTAAAGTCGTCTAGTGCGTTTGACACCAATTATCTCCAATCTTGTATTCGCCGTCTAGCGGACAGCGTAGGTTAAGGATTCTACCCGCTTTCCTGATGCTCTCTACTGCTAAAAACCCTACTCTTTGTGCGTGTTCTTCCTTGACCTCTAACTGGAACTCGTCATGCACATTGACCACAAACTTTGCATCTAGTTTGTTCCTGCGGATGCTCTCATCTAAGAACACCAAAGCCTGCTTCATCACTATCGCACCAGCACCTTGTAAAAGGGTGTTGAGGGCTGCGTGTTCGGAGCGAACGAATAACCTACGTCCATCAAGACCTGGTAGGTGCCCTTTAACGGCGAGTTCGTTAACCGTGCTGCGAAGAGTTTGCAAAGCTGGCGTGTTCCTAAGAAAAGAATCGATGAGCCTTTGCCCCTCTTTCGCTGAACCACCAACAACCGACCCGATTTTGGCAGACCCTGCGCCATAGAGGAATGCATAGATAAACGTTTTGGCTTGCGCCCTTGTAGATAACCCCGCAGCTTGCTGGTTCTTGGTATGTACATCAGTTCCCAAATCCTGCGAGCCTTCTGTGACCGTCTTAACATAATCCTGATCCTTCATATAGTGAGCCAACATACGCAACTCTAAGCCGCTGGCATCAGCACCAACGAGTTTATAGCCCTTTGGCACGGTAAAGAGACTACGGCACTCTATCCCATACGGAGAGCCAACGGAGGGCACCTGGGCCATATTAGGGCTTTGGTGCGTCATTCTTCCCGTGACTGCTCCGTTTGTGATGACCTTACCGTGAATCCGTTGCTGGTCAGTCGTATTCTCAATCCACGACTCAACCATAGCCACCCGTTTCTGAAGCAGTAAGTATTCGGCAATAGCTTGCGCTTCTGGAATATTAACTCCTGCAAGTACTGTTTCATCTACTTTGGCTTGACCGTTGTCCGTGAAGTGCTGCGGCTTCCAACCTTTTTCTTGGAGGCGCTTGGCGATTTGCTGCCTCGAACCGGGGTTGAAGACTTCGATATCGTCCTTGAGTTTCTTTCCAGTTTTCTCTGAATAACGCTCGGTTGTGATTGGAGGAAAGATGAACTGTAGGGATGCCTCAATTGCGCCCATTTTATCTTTAAGTCCTGCCAGAAATACCATAGCCGTTGGCAGATCGAATTTAAAACCGTTTCGCTCCTGCTTATGGATGATGGCTGCGACTTTGTGCTCGAGTTCGATACTCTTTTCCGAGAAACCATAATGTTGTTGCTCCTTTAAAAGTTCAAAGTAAGTTAACTCCAATACTTCTACATCACGCCTGCAATAACGCTCTAACAGTTTGGGGTGTGGCTGGT